TTCGCGCCATCGTAACAAAGCCAAAACTGGCAGGATTTGGCGTGAACTGGCAGCACTGCGCCCATGCCGTCTTTGCTTCGATCAGCTTTAGCTATGAGCAGCACTATCAGGCAATTCGCAGATCGCATCGCTTTGGGCAGTCAGAGCGCGTTCGGAATGATATCGTTATCGCTGATACTGAGGATGTGATTTGGCAGGCGATCAACGTCAAAAGCAAGAAACACGACGAGATGAAAAAGCGCATGGCTGAGGCTATGGCGAAAGCGCAGTCAACCGGGAAAGTCAGAACGGCATATGATAGGCCACTTGATCTGGCATTTCCAGAATGGATCAAGGGAGAAGTATGATGTGTGATGAATTTTATATAGAAATGAAAACTATGACTAAGTGGAAAAAGGCAGGGGACACATTTGAGCCAATAGATGATTGGAATATTAAAAGAGAAGCTAATGACGTTTTGGGAAAAGGCGTTTTTCAAGGTCCGTACAAAACAAAGGGAGAGACGAAATGAAACAGCCAGAATACAGCGGAGCCGGATGGGCAATCCACAACAGCGATTGCATCGAGGGCATGTGGGCAATGCCAGAAAACAGCATTGATTGTTCCATATTTTCGCCGCCATTCGGGGATTTGTTCGTTTACAGCGATAGCGAGCGCGATCTTGGAAATGCTGGAACGGGCGAGGCTTTTATCAGTCAATACACGTTTTTTGCAGAGGCTTTAACCCGCGTGATGCGCCCAGGCCGGATGGTTTGCGTACACTGCACTGATCTGCCAATGCGCAAGGGCAAGGATGGCGCAATCGGTCTCAAGGACTTCTCTGGCGATCTGATCCGCGCGCATACTGATGCCGGGTTAATCTATCATGGGCGCGCGACGATCTGGAAAGATCCAGTGGTGGAGATGCAGCGCACAAAGGCGCATGGATTGCTCTACAAGAACATCCGTGGCAACAGCACATTCAACCGCGTAGGAATGCCAGACTATATGCTGTTTTTCCGCAAGGATTGCGAGACAAGCGACCCAGACTATTCGCCAGTCAAACACGCAGCGCCGGGTGATGAAAAGACTGCTATTAAGATCGCGACGGAATGGCTGCGCGATTTGCGCCGCAATGGGCTTTGCGAAACCGTATTGGATGAAAAGGCTTTGGCGGTCTTGATGGATGACGCAAAATTTGACGTTTACGAGTGGCAAAAACTGGCAAGCCCTGTTTGGATGGATATCAATCAGGGAAACGTGCTGCGCCGGGTCAAGGCGGTCAATGACGAAAAGCACGTTTGCCCGTTGCAGCTTGACGCAATTTCGAAGTGCCTGCGTTTGTATACCAAGCCGGGGGATGTGGTCATGGACCCATTTAACGGGATCGGGTCAACCGGATATGAGGCAGTCAAGATGACGCGCCGCTATCTCGGGTTTGAGTTAAAGCCAGAATATGCAGCGCAAGCGAACGCTAACTTGAAAGATGCTGAGCGGGTCAGTGCTGATTTGTTTGCAGCATAAATTTATTGCAACACATCGCGCCGTGGTTTAGGGTGAACGAATTGAAAGGGAGACAAACGATGGACAACAGAGATCAGCTTTGCGCAGACTGGCTTGCCGCCAAGAGCGCGGAAACTAAGGCTCGCGATCTGCGCGTAAAGATCGAGGTGCAACTTGCGGAGGCATTTGAGGTGCCTGCCGAGGGCAGCAAGACCAGCCATACGGACGATTACAAAATTACGATGACGCAGCCAATCACTCGCAAGATCGATCTGGCCGAGTGGGCCAAGGTCAAGGGCAAGATCGACGCAAGTTTGCAGCCAATCAAGGTGGCAATCACTGCCGACGCAACTGGTTGCAAGTATTTGGCTGAAAAGGAGCCGAAGGTCTGGGCCAAGATCGCCAAGGCATTCATCGCAACACCCGGCAAGGTCGGCGTGAAAGTGGAGGCGAAATAATGGCAATTGATCTCAAAAGCCTGAGCCGTCCGACTGCGGGGCGTCCAATGATTGCCACGCTGTTTTCAGAGGGCGGCATGGGCAAGACGACGCTCGCCGCTATGTTTCCGCGCCCGGTGTTTATCCGGGCAGAGGATGGAACGGCCAGCCTTGACGGCCACCCGGACGCTATGCTGTTTCCGGTTGCCAAGTCCACCAAGGACATTTTCGACGCCATAGAGGCGCTGGCAACGCAGGAGCATGACCGCAAAACGCTGGTTGTGGATAGCGTGACGCAGTTTGAAAAGATCGCACAGCGCGAGATTATCGACAGCGAACCAAACCCGAAATGCAAAAACATGGCGGCAGCACATGGCGGCTATGGGAAAGCCTTTGGGATGCTGGACAAGATGCACCAAGATTTGCGCGAAGCCTGCGATTATCTCGTGACCGATTGCGGGATGAATGTGGTTTTCATTGCCCACGCCACGACTGAGGAACTGGAATTGCCAGACGTGGATAAGTACAGCCGATACACAATCCAGCTTCACAAAAATCGCCAATATGATTGCGTTCATCACTATTCGAACAACGCTGACATGGTGGCATTTATCCGGCTGGTGACAAACCTGCGCGGGACCGAAGGCGGCAAGAAACGCGCGATCAGCGACGGTGCCCGCGAAATCATCTGCTTTCCGGTCGCAAGCAACATCAGTAAGAACAGATACAATATCACGGAACGCCTGCCATTTGATCTGGCCGGGGCATTCCCATTTGCAGAATATGTAGCGCAGTAGAAGGAAAACCGCACATGGAACTGAACGGATTTGACGCAAACAATGTAGACCCAGCAGAAAGCCGGGAACCGATCCCTGCCAACTGGTACAAGGTTGTTATCAGCGCATCTGAGGAAAAGCCGACTAAAGCGCAAACTGGATCATATCTCAATTTGACGCTTGAGATTATTGAAGGCGAGCATGCGGGCCGGAAGGTTTTTGATCTGCTGAACCTGAACAATCCAAACCAAACGGCGGTCGAGATCGCACAGCGCACCTTGTCCAGCATTTGCCGCGCGGTTGGTGTGATGACGCCGCGCCAGTCTGAAGATTTGCATGACAAGCCGATGATGGCAAAGGTCTCGGTTAAGCCAGCCGCAAACGGGTATGATGCGCGCAACGAAATCAAAGAATACGCTGCCACGACCAAGGGCAGCGGGACGGCAGCACAACCTGCCGAGCAGAAGGCCACGCCGCCGTGGAAGCGCGCGGGCTAGTACATCGATTGACGGGGCGAGCAATCGCCCCGTTTGCTGGATGTATTGGAGGATAAAATGGATCTTAAAGCAATCTTTCGCGCGGGCTTTGTGCGCCGCTGGCATGCCAATCCTGATCTGTGTCACACAGTTGACCGGATTGACGGACATAGCGCGCGGGTGGCGCGCATCATTCTGGCGTTGCATCCAGAACCGTCCATCGGACTGATTGCGGAGGCGCTTATTCACGACGATGGCGAGAGCGTAACGGGCGACATGCCACACACCGGAAAGATCGGGCGTGTGGGTGCCGAGTTGCGCGCGGCAGAGGGAAAGGCAGTGCGCAATCTTTGGGGCGCTTCTTTTCTTTTTTCCGGTGATGATCTTGAATGGCTTGCGTTTGCAGATCGACTTGATGCGTATATGTGGGCAAAGCACCACGCGCCGCACATCATGGCTGGCGACGGCTGGCCGAGATCGAGAAACGACATTTTGAACGCCGCCGCCAAGCTGGGTGTCGGTGAAGCTGTTCTTGAGGTGGTGTGATGGATCTTGAGCAATTTAACAGCCCGCCCACTGTGCAAGCAATTTTCGAGTGGTATCAGGCCCAGCGAAAAGACAACCACCGCCCGCATTTGGGTGGGAGCCAGATCGGGAATGAGTGCAGCCGCGCGCTTTGGTATCAATTCCGGCACATGGATCGAGGGTATTTTGATGGCCGAGTGCTGCGCTTGTTTCAGACGGGCGATCGCGAAGAGGATCGCATTTTGGCGAACCTGCGCGCGGTGGGGGTGACGGTCTGGGACCGCGACCCGGACACGGGTAAGCAGATCAGGTTTACAGCTCACGACGGACACTTCGCGTTGTCACTGGATGGCGTGGCCGAGGGCTTGAAGGAAAGCAGCCAGCCGCACACGCTTGAGTTCAAAACGATGAACGACAAGAATTTCCGGGCGATGGAAAACAAAGGCTGCGAGGAAACCAAGCCCGTATATTTCGCGCAATGCCAGATCGGTATGCACCTGGCGGGTCTGGACCGATGCGCGTTTATCGCGGTGAACAAAAACACCGACGCGATTTACATGGAGCGCATCAAATACGATCCGGCGATTGCGCTGAAATTGGTGGCGAAAGCGGGTGAGATCATTTTCGCGGATAAGCCACCGGCAAAGCTAAACACAGACCCGGCGTTTTATCTGTGCAAGTTTTGCGACTACAGCGCCGTTTGTCATCTCGGCAAGTTACCAGAAGTTAATTGCCGAACATGCGCTCATGCCTCGCCAGAGCGGGGCGGGGATGGTCTTTGGTCCTGTTCCAATGGGCAGGCGTTTGGGACCGCCTGCGAAAAGCACCTTTTCAACCCATACGCTATGCCGTGGGATGTGCATGACGCATCACCGGACTGGGTGGAATATGTGACCGAGGACGGCGAGATCATCAGAAACGAAGGCAACAGCGAAAAGCTTGCATCTGAGTGGGTGCCGTTCTAGTGTTGCACTGCGCGGGCTAGGCTGATCCCCGAATCCCGGCCCTCCCCCGGTTGCCCGCGCGCTTTTTTTGGGAGAACGTCACGGAGGACGCGCTATGAAATTGACACTCAGGCCATACCAAGAGGACGCCATAAACGGGCTGTACGATTACTGGTCGGACGGGCGTGGCAATGATCCGTTGATTGTAGCGCCGACAGGCGCGGGGAAAAGCCTGATCCTGGCGAAGCTGGTAGAGGATGCTTTGGGCTTTACCGGGACGCGGATATTGATGTTGACGCATGTCAAAGAATTGATCGAGCAGAACGCCCAGGAATTGGTTGGCATTCTGCCGAATGTGGACCTTGGATTTTATAGCGCCAGCTTGGGCCAGAAGCGCCTTGATCGGCAAGTGACTTTTGCGGGCATTCAATCAATCTGGGAGCGCGCGCCGGATATGATCCCGCCGCCTGATCTTGTCATCATTGACGAGGCGCATCTTGTTCCCAAAAACACAACTACGCGCTACGGCAAGTTTCTAAACGATCTGCGGGTTTGTAATCCAGAGGTAAAAATTGTCGGGCTGACGGCCACGCCATACCGCCTTGACAGCGGATATTTGCACAAAGGCAAAGGCGCGATATTTGACGGCATCGCATATGACATTCCGGTTGGGATGCTGATGGACGAAGGCTATCTTGCCCCTCTGGTATCAAAGGGAGCCAAGGCGCAGATTGATTTGACGAACGTCGGCAAGCGAGGCGGTGAGTTTATCGAAAGCCAACTGGCGCTGGCCGCGTCTAATCCTGAATTGGTGCAAGCGACGGTTGAGGAAATCGTGCGTTTTGGAGAGGATCGAAAAAGCTGGCTGATCTTTGCCAGCGGCGTCAACCATGCCAAAATGATCGAAGCCGAAATGCACACGCACGAGATCGATGCGGAGGTGATAACAGGTGCAGACAATAAAACAGATCGCGCTTGCAAGATTGCTGATTTCAAGGCTGGCAGATTGCGCTGCCTTATTAACATCGGTGTTTTGACAACTGGGTTTAATCACCCAGCAACGGATCTGGTGGCGCTGGTGCGGGCAACAGCATCGGCTGGGCTTTACGTCCAGATGGCGGGGCGTGGGACGCGCAACGCACCGGGCAAAACGGATTGCCTTTTGCTTGATTTTGGCGGCAATGTCGCGCGGCATGGTTTCATCGATGCGGTGCAAGTGCGGGATAAAACCCAGAGCAGCGGCGATGGTGACGCGCCTGTAAAGGAATGCCCAGAATGCCAGTCGCTTGTTCATGCGGCTTTGCGGTTTTGCTCGTGCGGTCACAAGTTTCCTGATCCGGAATTTAATCACGCGGATCTTGCTTATGGTGGAGCGGTGTTGTCGTCTCAGGTTGTGGCCGAGTGGGTTGATGTGGATTACGTCAATTATTATCGACACAAAAAGGATGGCAAGCCGGATAGCGTCAAGGTCACTTATGGGATTGGCATGAATACAATATCAGAATGGCTTTGCCCGGATCACGGCGGATATGCGGCCAGTCGCTACCGCGCGCGCATGGCTGCTCTTGGGGCAACGGCACTGACGACTGACGACGCGATTGATGAGGCAGAGATTGCTTGGACAATTCCGGATCGAATCAAGATCAAGCCGCGCGCTGACAATCCAAAATTTGATGAAATCATCCAGCTTGATTACAGCGAAGGGCGCAAGCCAGAAAAACGGGGCGAAGATCTGGGATGGGGCAGTGATGACGGCAATGGCGTAAGTGTGCGCGAATTGTTGGAGGAAATTCCGTTTTGAGCATGCCGACCGAAAGCGCCGAGCAGATCGGATTTTTGAACTGGTGGCGGATGCAGTTTGGCAGCGTCAGGATATTCCACATCCCGAACGGCGGGCACCGCGCGATCAGCGTGGCTAAGAAGATGAAAAATGAGGGTGTTTGCGCTGGCGTTCCTGATCTTTACGTTCCGCAGTGGCGGCTGTGGATCGAAATGAAGCGCCAGAAGGGCGGGCGCTTATCGCCAGATCAAAAGGACTGGATTGAATATCTTGAGGGC